CCAGCTGGTGGTAGTGGTAACTTCTTAGGGCAGGATTACTTTATACAAGTAAATGGTACTAACTCTAAGGTTTATGACATTATTGACTCAGACTCTACTCATGCTTTCGAGTTTGAGCGGATTAATTACAATAACTGCACAAGTCTAGGCACTATCGAAAATTACAGGCAAGGGCTTGAGGGTGGCACTGGTCGATTTGGAGGCACCCCTGAATTAACACTTGCTGGTACTTGGCTTGGTGGTTATCGAATCACAACAAGCATTGTTCGCGGCCTAGATAATGCTATGGCAGGTACATTATTTAAAGCTGGCACTGGCTTTCAGATGGCTAGTCGATTCTTAACCGATATTAACGCAGACCTGCCCCCTGATTGCTCGCTTTGTGATTTTGAAGGCTCTAACTTTACACTACCTTCCACTGTTCAAATTCAAGGCGCGATTGTGACAGGCGCTGCCAATGTAGGCCCAACCCCAAACCTTACCGCAGGTGAATTGGAATGTGATTGGCGAAATAATGTAGGCGTAGATAATACCTATGTAGGTGGTAGCACTAAAGTAACGACCGCAACCCTAACCCCTATTGCTGCAATCAATACCTATTATGATGTGCTTGGAACGTTTACAGCCTCTGAGCTGCAACACTTTGATGCACCAGCAAGCGGGCAGCTTAGGCATCTAGGCACAAACCCAATTAACTATAAAGTTAATCTATTCTTTAGCGTTGCTGGGACTGCTGACAACCTAATAAGCTTAAAGGTGGTAAAATGGGATGACTCTGCATCAGGATTTGTTGATGTAGTAGCGCAGCAGAAGCCGGTGCTAAACCTAACAGGCGGCACAGACGTTGCGTTCTTTAATATAATCAAGAGCGTTCAATTAGACCAAAACGATTACATTAAAATCCAAGTGGCGAATAATTCAGGCACGGCAGATGTAACAGTTCAGCTTGAATCATTCTATGAAATAACAGAGAGGTGATAATATGGCTAGCTACTCAATCCCCATTCAGGATGGGACTTATAACACAGAATCAAGTGATGTAAGTCAAAGAGGCCAGTTAAATACTGGCTTTGGTCATCAAATGTCGATTAAGCTAGCTAGCGGGTCATCCATATCAGCAGGAAGCTTGCAGATATTCTGCAAGGGTAGAGGCTCAGATGCTTATGAAGAAATACCAGACTCACCAATTGATCTAACAGCAATTGTCACACCTATGTTTGAATTTCATAGCGATGCGTATAGATTTGTTATTAGCGGCTCAACTGGTAGCGGAAGAATAATAATAACAGACTTGGAGGCTTCTTAGCATGGCAGGGCCTAGACCGATACGACCAACCGCAGGCGGCGGCGCTGGATTAACCCCATCACAGGAGGGTAATCTTAATGCCAATACAGCTGCAAGGCATACACATGCCAACAAAGCCACGCTGGATGCCACAGAAGAGGCTTTTACTACAGCAATACTAAATGATATTAATCAAAAGGTTGATTCTGATGGGTTAAAGCAGCTATCAACTGAAGACTACACGACCGCAGAAAAAAACAAGCTTGGGAATATAACAGACAGCTTCAAAGGCTTCTTTGCTGATTCAACCGCTAGGGATGCAGCCATAACAACACCCGCAAGCGGCTTTTATGTTATTCAGGATGATACGGATAGTGTTTGGTTTTACGATGGCGCAGCATGGGTTAATACTGGTAATACATCAACTGGAGATATGTTAAAGGCTGTGTATGACCCGACAAGTGTTAGTGGTGATGCTTTCTCTATGGGAAGTATGGTTGAGACAGCTTCAGAGAAGGTCTTCACCTTAGCAGAGAGAACTAAGCTATCAGGATTAATACCCATAGATCAGCCCACGATTGATAGGATACCAGCTCAAGAGGTGGTGATTGGAGCTGGGGCTACAGAGATCCCCTCTAATGCAAACCTAAGTGCAGCAGTGTGTGGTACTTCCTCGTTTTCAGGAGATGTTTATACTTTCACACCAGCAGGTACTGGCTTTAGACCCTTGCAAGCTGGAATGTATTTAAGCTTCAAGCTGCCTAGTGGGTCAGCAAACACTACGACCACTCCGGATATTAATTACAACGGCGCTACTTTTGTTATTAAGTGGATTGACGGAAGCGCACTAGCGGCAAGCGATTTAACAGAAACCTACAACAAGCAGCCAATTCTGTTTTATTTTGACGGCACGGACATGCTGATTGCTAGTGATATTAGTGGGAGCAATACTAATGGCGAGTGGACTAAATATATAAGCGGTGATCAACAGTGTGTCGCTCAAGTATCTTTAGGCTCCCAGACAACTACGGCTTTCGGCGCTTTATATAGTAGTACAATAGGTAATTTTGACTTTCCAAAAGCTTTTTCTGGCTCTCACTCAGTATCAGTGTCAGGATGCGGGTCAAATAGTGCGAGCTGGCTAGGCTTTAATCCAAGCTCAACGGTATGGAGTTTCCGTATAATTACTGAAAGCGCAAGGACAGTTGACTTGGCTCTAGTTGAGTCCGTGGGGCGATGGTACTGATGACTAACCTACTCCGCGTTCTAGAATAGAAAGTCATCGCGCTGCTTGCGCTGCTCCTTCTGGTTTTAGCTTTAATTTTGAGCAACCATAAACAGGTGTTATGATATGCAAAACCAATATAAGTTTGAATTATGCAAGAACTACCATTAAACGGCTCTTATGATTCAGAAAGCCAAAAGCTATCTAATCGTAGATGTGTGAATTTCATCCCTGTTGTTAGTGACAATGGATCGCTTTCTACCCTATCGTTAATGCCAACAGTAGGTCGCGAAAAAGGAAAGAACATTGATAGTAATGTTGGTGTTCCTGTTGGAACTAATATCAATCCCGCCAAGTCAGTTAAAAGCAATGCTGTACAATGGACTGTATCAAATGTACCAAGCACTATATTTGTAAAGGATCAGATGGTTGTTGCTGCTGGCTCAGAAGGCGCTATGAATGTTAGCAAGCTATTAAAGTATGACGCAGATACAATCCAGCCAGACGGTGAGAGAGTTCGGATAGCCGTAAGCCCGAATACTATTGTAATAGTTGGCTATGGCAGAAGAGACACAGCATCAGTCTCTAATAATTATTATATCCAGTATTCTCAAGGCAATGCCTTTAACTGGAATTTGCACTCACCAACCTTGTCCGCAAAACCTATAGTTGACGTAGCCTTTCTTGGCGGCAGATTCTTATATTGCAATTACGACCCATCAAGCCCAAAGGTCTATTATTCCTCATTGACCTCCCCAGTTGCCGACCCTTTAGATTTTATTGCTCCAGATGGAAATACTGGATTGATAAAAGGGATAGAAGTTTTTTCAAACATCCTTTATGTGTTTGGTGAAACTAAAACCTATATGTATAGGGTTACGGATAATACTGATATTCCATATGCTTTAATTGGCTCTATTGATGTCGGCCTGTACCAGCCTGAATCAAAAGTATCCACTGGTAGCGGAATATTCTTCATAGGCAAGACGGCGACCAATAACTACGGGTTGTATAGAATAAATGGTGGTTCATTTCAAAAGATAAGCAACCCTGCTATGGAGTTCCAGTTAAGTAAAAACAACCTTTACGACACATACGGCGACACAGACAACGGTAAAAACCCAAAGTGGCCAGACTATATACCTGTGTTCAAAATGAACGATAGTGATCAGGATGTTATTGTTTTTAATTCTCCAAAGGTATGCTTATGTTTCACTGAGGCAAGCAATCTATGGCATGAGAGAAAAACATATGGCCGTGAAAATTGGGACTGTATAGGCTATGGGCTAACCCCAGAGGGGCCGGTCTTTATATCCGATACATGGGCTGAAAATGGGCTTGGGGGTTATGATACCAACATATCAGAGGTTAATAGATATAGCGGGCTTGAGCTTGGCAATCTAGTAAATCGTGAAGTTGTCACCTCTCCATTTAATGCGCTAAATGATAGGATGATAGTTCCAGAGCTTCAACCTATTGTAGAGATAGATTTCAGTGAGCCAGACCCGTTGTGGGCAGACCCTCAGATAATGCTTTCAGTGTCTTATGATTACGGTGTTACTTTTGAGCAAGAGCGTTCACTTGGTACAGGTAAATCAGGCAGCTATAAGAAAAAGACGCGCTTTTTTAGCTTTGGTTATGTTGATCAATCTTTCACCGTTAAGTTAAGGGTTATGAATCCATACCCTACGCGGATAATTAAGCTACTAGCTAGAACAGAGAAGGGCGGATACTAATGCAGAACTTAAGCAAAAATAGCCTTTCAACAGAAGAGCTTTCAAAGATATTCGATGGCAATACAAGGGGTTTTTTGTTTGTTAGCTCTCTTCAAGAGGATAACCTGCAAACCCCAAGTTTTTACTTACAAAAAGACTGCAAAGAGGTTGGCGGTAATGCGACATTCCCACCACTACCACCAGAAAAACTAGGGCTTTTGTTTTTATCATCTGGAACTTATGAAGCCACTGTAATTGGTGGTGCGGATAAATGGCGCAGGTTATACGATGGCACAACGTTCGACCCAGCAACGAATATACCTTAGAGCAATCAGTAGAGAAGATGCTTTTTGCTGTATGACTGATGAATTAAAGCGCAGGGTGTTTCAGGATTACGTTGATTTAAATAATAACCCATTGCCTTTAACTTATTCTTATATTGGGTGTTATGTTGGCGATGAATTATCAGGTTTTATTCATTTAGCAAAAGCAAAGAAGCACATTGTTGATATTCATATAAATATAAACAAAGCTTTTAGGGGATATGCGCCAGTGTTTGCGAAAAAGGTTATAAGTAATCTATTTAACGAGCCAAGCATAAACAGACT